TTTGCTTGTGTTTTTCTATTTTTCTACCCATCCAATTAAGTTATTGCCAAGACATGGAGACTACCAGTCATCATCATTCCCAAACTCAAAAGCAGCCAATCCTGAAAAATCGGAGGTTTGAAAAGCTTCCTCCGGATTCTTCTTATACTCACTCTTATCAGAGTACTCATTATACATGGCTAGCTGAGACATTGTTGGAAACTGAAAGAAAGATTCTGGTTTCAGTCCTAATTTCATCAACATCTTAGTCTTGACCTTTTGGTCAGCAAATTCCTTCTCTACCATTTGTCTTATACCAGCGGACGACAAGTCCAAATGTGAGACTACATCATTATATAAAAATGCTAACTCATTATATGCGTGTAGATTTGTACCCTGACAATCCCACGCATGGCCTATTATCGAACACACTACTCTTGACCATGAAATTCGACCTTCGGCTGAATAAGGAATTCTAACGAAGTGATACCAAGCCGGCTTCCACGCAACCACTGGAGCACAATTCTCAGGCATATGGGACGGCTTTGCTATAAGTCGACGCTTCAAAAACGTTATTCCCGACTCCACTACCGCATCATTTTCAACGCGTGTTAGGAGAGGTTGACCGACCTTTGCATCCTTAATCTCCATATCCCAGAACTCTAATACATATTGAGCGAAACCGTATTCACTCATTATTGCTCGCAGGTGAACTCCAAAACCCATGACGTGATCGTCTCCATAACAAACTAATCGATATTCATCAAAAAAGTACCGATCGACTAGCTGACACGCCACTGGATTAGTCTCCCTCAAGTGCTCCACCCAACAACACACAAGAAGAACTACTATCCACGAATCCCCATCACTGGTTTCGAAGCTCCCGGAGGGCATTACTCCTGTCATCACCACCCACTGATTGCCCTCCAATCGCGTAACTTTAACTATACGAATCTTAGCTAAAATTTTTAATGCTATACGGTAAATACGAGCATTATCCGAAGTCATACTATCCAAATCCAAATACATATATCCGGAACCCACATGAAGTGCCAACAATATCGCCTTAATTGTCTTATCAATTTTAGCAAAGTCACCTTCATCGAATGTCATCCCTGGACAATTATTCAAATAGATGTACAGCTTATATGCCCCACCAAAGAACCAGGGCATTCCAACTCGTATTACATCTCCTCGATTTATATAGTGACGGAACAAACACATAACCCTCTCAATCACTATTACCGTAGCATGTGGAATAAAGAACTCTCGACATTTCAACTGAACTGCTGCCTGCGAACCTGGTGCACCACTAGCATAGTGCATCTCGTGTTTAAAAACTACCTTATAGCAACAATCAATTTTAATTGGCTCCCCCTTCCGACATGACTCCAGAAAGGCCTTCGCAGACCTCTCCGTATACCGAGCATTAACCGCTTTAGTACCTACTGCAGTTATCCTTATTTTCTCTTTCTCTCTCATTATCACACGCGGCTGGTCAGATCTCTCACCGCCAGATGTTATCGCTGCATCATACAACAAAGCCTCATTGACTCGCCATCTTATCTTCTTGAACCATTTTCGCGTTCCCAATAGGTCTACAACCCGATTGAGAGCCGCTGGAATCACGTGCATATGGTT